TTGGTTTTACCGAACTCACCTTGAACTACCTTCATAAGAACTCTGCCACTAACCACGTTACGTTAAAGACAAGCAACACAATTATGAATGTGTAGTATATTGTCTGCTCTGTGTCATACTTGTTCATTGGTTATCCTCTATCAATACATCAATCAACCTATTAAGATACCAGTCTGCCTTACGTAAATCCTCCACTGGTTTCTCTTTGTAGTCGTAGCGCCACAGGTACTTCATCACGTTGCCCTTGAGATAACCGAAGTACTGCTCAGGTGGCATGGATGCCCTGATAGCTTCGATGGCCTCAATCGCTCCTGTGTTGTAGTGGTCAGGTTTCTCCACGGGACACGACGGTTCTTTGATTGCAGTGTCGGATGGATGGTACAGCTTACTTGCTACTATGTCCCATTCTCGTGGTGATGCTGAGTCTATTGAAAGGTTGCGATCACTTTTAGTTGTCATCTACTTCGTCCTCCAATCCGTTAAACTTGTCTATGTTAGTCTGTATCTTATCCTGAAACTTATCGACAAGATCATAAGAGTTTATCTCAAGAACTTCAAGCAGTGTTATCTCATCTATGTGGTCTGCTATAAGCTCAAGCATCTCATCAAACGTCCTTGCCATACCGCCTCCGTAGGTACGTCATGCTGATAGGCATTTCGTCAAACGCACCGTTGTCTACTTCGTTAAACATCCACAGCCCAGCCCAGCTACCGTTAGTTTGTGGGTTAAGGTACTCTTCATCATGTTGGTAAAAGATACCACCGAACAGGGCAGTCATACGTTTACCTGATGCGTCGCGATCAAAAGCGATGTCCCTGTCTTGAACGTGACCCATCACACAACTCATGTGCTTCTTCTGTAGCAGTAGCTTCGCTGACGAAACAGGTCTGCCCATGACACCACTGGTGAAGTAGTGACAGTACGCTACGCCGTCAATGACTACTGGCTTTAGGTAGGGATGTACCTCCCAGCCCTTCAGCGCCAAGTCATCATAGCTCATCAGCCCTTCAAGCTTTGCGTCATTCTCTACTGCACGTTCAATGCGCTGCTCGTGGTTGCCCATCGTAAAGACTAGGCGTGGCTTCCATACTGTCTTCTTGTTACTACGCAATCGTTTTTGCTCTGCCTTGATAGTGTCCATGAACGCAGCCATAGCCTTGTTGCCAGCCTGTACGTCCTCAGAGTAGCGCCGTCCCTCGAAGGACTTCTTACCTACGTCGTAACTGGAAAGGCTAGGCATATCCCAATGATCACCAAGGTGGATGATAACATCAGGCTTAGTAGCAACAGCGTACCTAGCGGCCCATCGAATATGTTCATAGTTGTCTCCCGGTTTTACTTGTGTGTCAGGTATGATCAGATGTCTAGTCATTGCGTCCACTCCTGCGGTAAAGTCTTTGGAGTGTACCAATCAAATCCGTTGCGCTCTGCCCAGTCTGACATGCAGTAGTAGCTTCCGTCCTTTCGCTTGGTTGCTGCTGGCATTCTGTTGTTGGGGTTTTGGAACACGAATACCAACTCCTCCTCTGGCTTGAGAGCCTTCTTGACATCGACATATTTGCGAGCCTCTGGTTTCTCACGGAATCTCCCTTTGGCTTCGATATAATATGTTATACCGTTGGCCTTGTAAGTAAAGTCAGGATGGTAATGTTTGTGTTGTACGTACGCAACGGCACAAGGGTGGTACTCACACCCCTTAAGCTGCTGCGCTAAGTCCCATTCAAGCCACGAGTCGTAGCCCTTTGGTACGTTATCTCTGGTTCGGCGCATTCCAGATCTCTCCTTCTTGACGGCGCAGGTACAGTAGCCTTGCGTTCTCAATGACACGCTCTTCGTCGTCATACATTTCGACACACACATCATACATCTCACGTTCAGTTGTGCAGTCAGCCAGTGCTTTCTTAGCCTTGACTGGGCCTACACCCTTGATACCGATGATGTTATCTGCGCGGTCACCCGTTAGTATTTGTTCGTACAAGAAACGTTCAGCATCTTCTTCGCTAACGTCGTATAAACTCTGCTTGTTAGGGTTGAAGTGCTTGCCCGGAACCTGATCGAAGTCCTTGTCGATACTGACAATCAGTGAGTCGTCGTCGGCGGTAGCAGCAATGGCGATCAAGTCGTCTGCCTCTTCCTCTACGCTAACGACAGCAGCCCACTCGTCTATCAGGTACTGCCTAATGGCTCCAAGGTGCTCAGGCTTTGGCTTGTCTTTCCTGTTTGCTTTGTAGCCAGCAGTGACTGCGATGTTATCTCGGAAGTTGCCCTTTCCCGTGAGGTATACACGGTACTCAGGCTCGTCTTCGATGAGGATGTACAAGTCGCTGATCAAGTCAGACAGATAAGCACCAGCACTATACGCCGCGTACTCCTCTCTGTCCTCCTGTGACTTGTACGCGCAGCGGTATGCTACGATGTCCCCATCAATGTGAATCACAGCGCGTCAGCCTCGTCAACAGTATCGTCAACGTACTCTATCATCTTCGTGACCTTGCACTTGATCATGCTTGGGCTACGTCCTGTACCTACTGACCAGTCATAGTACCCAACAACGCAGACTGCTTCACTGCCGTTAGCGATCATAACATCGGAGTCATACTCGACACCCTGATCATCTGTAACGCGCATCGGATTCTTACTCTTCATCGTAATGAAGTAATCCTTCTCGTCACCCTTGTTAGCAGCGGCAATGCCCATCTCATCCAGAGCAGCTACTGCTTTCTCGCTCAGGTTACCCAACACTATCTGGTACTTGTCACTGAACTTATTAAGCTTGTTACGCTCAACCCAGTAGAGTGTACCTTTAAGTGTAAGTGGTTGTGGCTTATCCATAATGCTTTCCTTTTTAGTTAACTACCGTAATATTATACCACGTATTTTAACAGGTGTCAATGAGTTTCTGCCCATGTCTTACCTATTTTGTATTCACCGTCCAAGGGACAGCGCAGTTCGAGTTGCTCTCCAGCTTCTACGATTGCTTCAACCAGTTTCCTCCCTACTTCTTCAGCGTATTCTGGCGCAGTCTCTACCTGAAACTCATCGTGTACGTTCGCAACGAATCTGTGCGGCACGTTACAGAGTTTGTCTCCTGCAATTACTAACGCCTGTTTCATGATCACTGCACCGCATGACTGTAGCAGTGTATTCAGTGCAGCATGTTGGTGTCGTATCCAGACTCTTCGTCCATCAATTCCGGGTAGGCTTCCTTCTGAAGCAAGTGACTCAACCTTTCTGACCAGCCTCCCAAAAGCTGGCATGTTTCGTAGGTAAGAATCTCTAGCTCGCTTGCCAACCTTAGCATTTCCTCCGAGGATAGTTCCAAGCTTTGAGTCTCCTGCTCCATACAAGAGAGCATAGGTAAAACGCTTTGCATCAGCTCTTGTTGCAAGTCCAGCAGCCTGTTGCGTTGCTGAGTGTACATCTCCGTCAAGTAATTCTCTGATGTATTCTTCATCTTTCATGTAGTGTGCAAGACAGCGTAGCTCCAGACTAGAAGCGTCAGCACCGACTAACACGTTACCCTCCTCAACTGTGAAGCATTCCCTGTACGTAGACTCAGACGGTATCTGTGCCATGTTGGGTTTGCTGTGTGTCATGCGCCCAGTAACAGCACCGCATGTGTTAACGTAACCGTGTATGCGCGATCCAGAAACTGAATCGACCCACGACTTGACCATTGCAATCCGCTTAGAGAGTGTCAGGTACTCAAGGACAAGACCCGCCTCGGGTATGTGACTGAGTTCCTTAAGGGTTGTCTCATCCACCTTCGGCTTACCTGTCTCAGTGAAGGTCTTCCATACTGCGCCCTTGCTTTCAAGACGCTCTGCAACTTGTTGTCTGCTGCCGGGGTTGAACACCGTAACCTTATCCTTAAGACGCTTGCCCGTCTTCTCACTCCACCGCTCATCCACAATGGGTGGGAATACCCCTTGAAGTTCATGCTCTATCTCCTTCATTCGTTGCTCATGCTGCGCGTGTATCTCACAGCCCCTGTTGAAATCAAACGCAAACCCGTTAGCTATCTGGTCACTGATCATAAACGCGACTGAGTGCTCCAAGTCCTGACAGGCATAGCTAAACTCTTTCTTCTTAAGCTTGGCTGTTAGGTGCTTGTGTACGTGCCACGTTGCGCGACAGTCCTTCAGACAATACTCAACCATCTCTGGCGTTATGTCTCTGTCAAAGTCCTCAACGTTAAAGTCACCCTTGAGTTCCTCACCTGCACGTATGGCCCACTGCTTGAGTGAGTGACCGCCTTCAATGGCTGGGTCGAGTAGCCTACCCATGATCATGGTATCTTCAACGTCACCCTGCCACACGAAGCCCCAAACTTCTTCGAGCCTACGCAGATCGAATCCAATTAGGTTGTGACCAATCATAGTTGAGACACCAGTCAAGGCTTCCTTTAGTTGTGTAGCGTTGTAACACGCAATACTCTTCCCAGAGTTCGGGAGATACACACCTGCTAGATGTATCTTCGTCCAGTCCAGTGTCGTCTCTAAGTCTACAACTGCGTATGTCATTCTCTTGCTCCTGTT